AGGTCCATCAGACCTTCATTGGCGTTAAACGTTGCCGCTGCGGTGCCGGTTATGCTGTTGACCCACAGGTTGTTGTCCGCGTAGCGATGGGACGAGTCGAACAAGGTCAGCGGGTTGCTGACCCGCAAACGCCCGAAGGCATCAACATTGGTGCCGCCGATGGAGATTGGGATAGGAGAAGTTGTAGCCACAATCCGCCTCAGTATTGCGTCAAGCCGGTTGAAGTACAGACGCAGGACGTTGTTGAACTGCTCGTGGTAACGCGACTCGTACGCAGTTGGTGCCAACGGCAGGTTTGGGGGTGCAGGGACGATTGCATCTTCAATTAGCAAACTCATGGTCAACGCCGCCCATCCGGTCTGATGTCAATACGCGGAGCACCCAACTGCCAAGTCGTACCAAGTGTGTTGGAGTCGATCTTGAAGATCATCTGCCGCCCACGCACGCGGGTGTAAATCTGCCCGGTGAACTCTTCGGTAATGACGTACGTCGAGCCCCTAACCACCGGCTGTCCTGCGTTATCAACGCTGCCTGAACCCGAGTTGTACAGCCCATAGAGCGTCATGTTGACGGTGGGCGTGTTGGCCGTTGAGTTCTCAAACGTCAGGTCAGGCAGTATGCGCCAGACAAACCCGAAGTTGTGCCCGTCACCGATGTCGAATTCAGACGACGAGATGTAGGCGTTGATGGCGGTTGTGGTGCCCGTCTCGTTGTCGTCCAAACCCTGCTCGTGGTTCACGAGGTTTTGGTTGTAGGTAGCACCCATCGGGTAGTCGCGCAGACCGGAGTCAAGCCACGCCGTGCGGCCCAAGGTGCCGTAGTACCAAATTTTCTCAACGTAGTTGTAGACAACGTACTTGCCGATGGTGGTGGAATTAGCGGCTGGGTAGAACCACCAGACTTCGTTGAAGCCCTCGTTGGTACCGGCAAAAACCTGCTGCGCCTGGGCTTGATTGAAGTCACTGAAAACATAGCGGCGTAGATCGCAGTTGAGCGTCTGCACGCGACCGTCGTAGGCGTAGAACTTGTCCACACCCATCCAGTACACCACGCCAGAGGCGATCACAGCGGCGTTGGGGCCGACGATGGAGATGTTGTCGCCAAGAAGCTGAGCACCCCAGAAGATCGGTGCATCCAGATATTGAAGCGAATAGATGGACGAGTCGGTGAAGACCACAACTTCCTGACGCGCCTGCACCGCCGCAATAATCTCTGAGCCGTGAGACAGGCGCAAGCTGCCCGCTTGATTAGTTGCCGAAGGCGTCCAGTTGACGGCGTCTTCCTGGTCAGACCACCGGATCAGCATCGGGTCAATGACCGAAGAGCCGTAGTCGTTGCAGCCCATCGCAAACACAAAGCGGTTGATGTCTGAGACGAAGATGTCATTCTGAATCGTCGGCACGTCAGACGCGCCAGACAAAGACGACAGCAGCACGCCACGGACGCTTAGCCCAGTCGTCGCATCCCAGTAATAAATGCCGCCCTTGCGCGGGCCGAAGATCAGGTCTTCGCCAAAGTTGGCTTGGCTCCACAACCGCAGATCACTCTGCGTTGTGCTGGGTGTACCGATGCTCCAAGGACCAGTGCCCCAAGTACCCGCACCCCAACCAGTAAGCGGCACCACCGTAGATGGGCCAGTATTGATCTGATACGCGGCGGACACCGCCGAACCGCCCGTAGCCCCCGCCGGGATAGCAGACGCCACCGTGATGGTGTATGTGTTTACCGTCAGGACAGTAAGCTGGAACTCGCCATTAAGAAGCGAAGCGTAGGTTCCGGTGACACCGCTGAAGGTCACAAAGTCACCCGTGATGCCGCCATGCGAGTTAGCGGTTACCGTTACGGTAGTGGTGCCGTTGCCTGTAAACGGGTCGGTGCCCAGCGTGGTGGTTACGCGGATTGGCGTGATGTCGTTATACACGCCGCCGTTCTCGATGTAGAACTTCAGGTTAGTACCAACGCCAATCAAGTTTTGACTGGTCAGCGTCACCCAGTTCCACAGCGAACGGCACACACCAAGGAAAGTGCTCGTGGAAATGCGGGTCCAACCGCCGATGACTTCGGGGTTGCCTTGACGGAAGCGAACCTTGTCGCACTCGTACCACCCGCCTTCGGTGGTGTACCGCGTGTTTTCGCGGTTGACTCCGGGCTTGAAGAGGATTTTCTGGAGTGGCATAACCGTATTCTCGTGTCAAGACAAGAAAAGGGCAATCTCTGCCTCGCGGCGTTTTACCAGACCCGGCAGGACTTTGCCACCACCCATCGTCCACTGGCGGAAGGCGTCTGCCGCCCCGTCCCAGTCGTCGCGGTTGGCCCGCATCCTGATCTGGCTGCGCTGCAAGTTACCTAGCCCTGCATTAAAGGAAAAACTGACCAGAGCGTCAAAGCTGCCTTGACGGCCAACCACGCCGGGAACAAGTCGAAGAACACCACGTTCAAAAGTCCCGACATCATCACGGAATAGTTCGTCGATCTCCGTCTTAGTCCAGACACGGCTGTCCTCCGGCTTCAGGGGGAACTCGTTGCGAAGCATCCCGGCGTACCCTTCCTTGCGGATGACCGGGAGCCTGATCTGCTCTTGATACAGGACATGGCCGTAGCCAATCGTCCAGATGTGGGCAGGGCAAAGGTAGGGTTTACTCCTAAACCCCTCATACTTGTGCATGAGGTCTTCGCCCGCCTTGCTCAGTTTCACTTCTTACTCCACTGGCGAGAACCGAACCAGTAGCCGATGATCCCCCCGAGGATCGCCATCTCGTCGGCAGAGAAGATCAGGTCAGAGTACAGGATGATGTCGTCCATGCCCTGAATCAGATTCGGGTGGTTCCACAGATACCACGCCATGAAGGCGTTGATGGCAACCAACTCAAAGACGAAGATGTAGGTGACCGTAGGCCGGACGGTGCCGGTGTAGTTCACCACCCACCGGGATGCCTTGTCCATGATCTTCTGGTCGTGCGCCAGAGCCGCCTCGGTCATCCGGGCGTCGGTTTCCATCGCCACCTGCTCGGTGCGAATCTCCTCCATCCGGGCCTGGGCGGCAAAGCCTGCTGCGGCCAGTTGGAGTTCGCGCTCGATCTGCACCTGGGCCAACTTCAGTTCATGGGCTTGGTCTGCCTTGTTTTGGAAGTATTCAAGCAATTTGGGCAGGCCCGAGAGGAGCAAGCCCCCAAGGGTGGAAAGAAGCGACAGCATCTCAGGCTCCTAGAGCAAAGAAGAACAGAAGCACCCCGACCGCTCCCACACCAAGTGAGGCGTAGAACAGGCTCAGGGTGACGGCCAGGATGGCGGCAGAGGACAGGACGATGGCCAGTTGCAGCGCCATGCCGGAGTAAGAGTAGTAGGAAGACTTGGCCTTGGCAGCATCGCGCTTGGCTTCAGCAGCGCGGGCCTTCTCCATGATCTCGTCCATGTCGGCGCGTTGCTTGGTGGCCTTCTGCTCGTTGTTGGTGACCTCGTAGATGGTCGCCCGGACGTTCTTGGCCTGATACCACGCCCACAGGTTGTTGGACTCTATGGTTCCGTTGAGAACCGCAGAGGAGTTCCTTCCGGCAAAGTAATTTGTAACAGCAAGGAGTAGAGCAAGCAGGCTAATAGAAACCGCAGCAAGAGCCTTGACATGGGCTTCCCTCTCTGACCGGCTTGCGCCTTCCGGCGGCTTCCTGAAACTCATTGCTGCGCCTTGTCGATTAAGTAGTAGCCAACCGCGATCAGGGCGGTTGCTACGAACGCAATGCCTGCCCCGTACTTCACATTCAGCATGAACTCCTGCTGCCGCAGGCGATGCTCACGCTCCTTCTTCTCGCGCTCCTTCTTCAGCCGGATGCGCTCCATGATCATCTCGTTATAAACGCTCTCACCGTAGTGAGCGACGATCAGAATCTTGAGTTCGTACTCCTGCTTGATCAGCGCCTGCTTGTGCATCGTGATCTGCAAGGCTTCCTGCTCAACGCTGTCGTCGTGCAGCAGCCGCTTGAAGACCGAGGGCTTCTTGTTGGCCTTCTCGTTTGCGAGGCGGTTGAAGTCCCCAAAGGCCCCGTACCACTTGCCGATCTGACCGGCAACGTCCTGTATCTCGCGGCCCGTGGCGACGAGTTTCTTTACTGCACCGAACGCAGCATTAGCGGCGGATACTGCCGCCAGGATGCCGGTGATCGGCTCCATACACTACTTGTTCCCTTTCAAGAACTTCTCGCGCTCTTCAAGGAGTTTGACCTTGACCTGAAGGTCATTGATGTCCTTGTAGATTTGCTCTTTCATAATGGCCCTGCGCTCGGCGCTGATCGGACTGTCAGTCGGCACGCCTTCCTTGGTGATGAGCGCGGGCATCTGCCCTTCGATCTTGGTCAGACGCTCAGAGAAGGATGCCACTTGACCGAGTAGCCAAGCAAGCGCAGCCACCACGATGGGAATGACTGCCTTGAGTACGTCTGACCATGCCATGATTTACTCCGTGATCACCACCGTGTCGGTGTCCTCAAAGAACATCATGCGCCCACGGCACGCGATGTTGTAGTCCTGCCCGTTGGCATCCAACTCCGTCCACGACCGAGTTTCAATCCTGACGTGCTTGGCAAGGATTTCCCTGCTGCCCTCAAACACCCGCCAGACATGAAGCATGGAGCCACGACCCGGTTGTCCGCGTGACTTGTTGAACCGGATCGTGTACTTGTTCACTCAGGGGCTTTCGGCCACTGAATATTGTCGGGGAAGTCTGCCTGAAGACGAATCTCGCGCAGCGCACGGCGGTATTCAATCCACAGCGCACGGCCACCCGCAGTCATGGGCACGTCCGGCAAGACAGACCAATCGGACTCGGCCAACATTTTCTTGGCCTTATCCCAAGCGAGTTCGGCAGCAGAAGACGGGACCGGGCCGGGTGGCGCGTCGCCTACCTCAACCCACCCTTGATCGTTGTAGGACTCACCCAACCACGACAGATCACCGATCTGGTCGATGAAGCCATGAAGGCCGAAGATCGGCCCCCAGTTTTCAGGCAGCGGCTGCGGCTCGCTTAGTGCGCTTCCGTCCGACAGTTTTTTCAGTTGCCACAGTTTGCTCATTTTCATTACTCCTTGCCATCAAGGCGGGTTGAAGTCCGGGCTGTTGTTCGGGGGGTGGAAGAATCGCGCCCTTGCTTTGGTGCGGAGCCATATCATTTGGGTGCGGCGGATGCCCCATGCCAGGAAGATGTTGCACCCCACGATAATGCGCCAACTCTTCTTCCGTATATTTCCAATCGCGCCAACTTGCAAAATCTTTGCGTGGCAAGATGTGGATATGGCACCCAATGCTTGCAGCAAGTTGATGAATAATTTCAGTTACCTCGACCGGTTGGAGTATGGCGAAGGTATGCACGCCATCCTGGCGGCGCATCGAAAGTTCTACGATGCCGCCAAAACAAGTTCCAACAGTAACTGAACGGGCACGATTGACTGCCTCTTGTATGTTTTGTACTTCCATCCGACGATGGAACGCATCGACTTGCTTTTGACGTTCGCGTTTATTCATTGCGGGTTCCAAGATATATTTACAAATCCACCAGAGCCAACCGTTACTGGATAATTTGAGCCTCCAGTAACGCTTACGCAGTTATAGGTTGCGTTTGTTCCGGCGCTTCCGGGGTTTCCTGAGCCGGTTCCGGGATTGCCAGCGTTACCGCGACTGCCCCCACCGCCCCCGCCCCCCGCACCGGCTCCGGCTGGGGGACGGCTTACATAAAGTCGAGCGCCGCCGCCGCCACCGGCCCCCGCTCTCTGAAGGCCAGCACCGCCACCGGGACATCCGCCCGCAGAACATGATGCTCCCGGGCCGCCGTTGCCCCCACCAGCACCGCCACCGCCGCCGCCAGACTGTCCAGAAGCACAACTGCCAGGGTTAGAAGTCCCTGCGCCACCACCACCACCACCACCATAATTAGAACTTGCTGGTGATGCAAAGCCCCCGAATGGCGATCCTCCAGAGCCACCATTACCAAGAACTATAAATCCGCCCGGGAAAGGGGGGCTACAGGGTAGATTGCCCCCGTTATTGCCGCAAAACCCCGGCGTCCCGTTGGTTCCTGCGTTGCCACCTGTACCACCACCACTACCCGCAGACCCTCCGGGGAAGTTATAAGAAAGTGCCGTGCTGGCTGTACCGTTATTTCCCGGAGAGCCTGGATTGCCCGGATTGCCTGAGCCAAAACCGTAACCCCTGGAGCCACCTGCGCGGGAATCAACGACATAATAGTTCCCATTAGAACAGCAATAATCTTCCCAATATGCTGGCCTACCGCAGCCGCCGTTGCCTCCGCCGCCACAATTCCCAGGGTTGCCGCCATTGCCAGGGTTCCCGGAGCCACCTTGACCCTGAACACTTACACGGGTAATACCAACCGGAGCGGTCCAAGTGCCAGATGTATTAAATGTTTGCGAGCCACCGGGGGTTAGCACGCCCCCATACATTGCAATTTTTGGTGTTCCTGCGGGCATTTTTTCCTCACTCGTAGTAGAACCAGCCAGTCACAATGTACTTGCTGCGTTCACCAAAAACAGTATTGCCACGATGGGCATGTGTAAATGCAGCAGGCCAAAGCACCATCGTATTTTCAGTGGGCTGCAACCTGCGCTGCTGATATAGAAACTCAGTTTCTCCAGCCTCTTCTTGAGTTAACGTGTTGAGGTATAGCATATATACCAAAACACGCTCGGCCTGCTCTCCGTTATTTTGCTCTGCGTGCCAAATATGATAGCCGCCGCCAGGGTCGGTACGCTGCATCTTCATGGCGGTACCGGTAATTTTTCCATCCTTAAGCAATGAAAATTGCTCAGTATAGGCGTCATAGCATTGCTGAAGCCCATCGAAAAACACCCGAGTCGCGGGGATACCATTAAAAGCGGCGGCAGTATGTACGCCAAAATTAAAATCCAACTGAGTATCGTTTTTCCTATGTTTAAGCGCACCTTCGCTACGCTGACGGTTTGTTCCCGCGCCAGAATCAATCAAACGCTCAAACTCACTAATCAAATGCTGACAGTACCCATCCGGGTATACATTCCGGTAGACGGCAATGAAGTCTTTGTACTCTGCGTTCATTTGAATGCTGGCCCCGAAGCCCAAGCCACAAGAGATTGACGATTACCGCTTGTCACGGGGGTTACTTGGTGGAGTACATATGAGGGGAATGCCGCCACCAGTCCCCGCTGTTTGCGAACGGTTTGTGGCTGACCACCAGTCATAACCTGGAGGTTTCCCCCCTCGTACTGGCTCGGGTCGCTCAGTTGGAGAACCAAACTGAATTTGCGACTTACATTTGTGTTGTAGTCCTGATGCCATCCATACATCCCTTGTTCTGATTGAACATAATTTGTTAACTGAAACGGCTCACCAAATCCCGTCAGATCAAACCGATAATATTTGGCATTTAGAGAAGAAGCGATTTGCCCAAGTTTCTGAAATACCCAAGCGGTATCTGGCGTTTTATTCAGCCAAGAAATTTGAGACCTCCGAATCTTCGCCAAGTCTGGCCCCTGCGGGTCACCGCCCACCTGCGCCTGCTGATCGGCCTTACGAGCCTGCTCTTGGAGCCAGTCTAGTTCCTGCTCCGTAAACCCACTCTCCCACCAAACGAAGGGTTCTATGGGCATAGCGTATGGAGTCAGCACATGCTGCACGGGCGCTCCTTGTGGGACACGATGAAATGAATGCATCGCGTCGGGGTGTCGGTATTGCTGCCGGTCAGTTGGTGCTGCATCCACGAGTTTCCAAACATCACGGTTCCAGGCACCATGTTGTTGAAGTGAATGCTGTTGGTGGCGTTGAGTACTTCGCCGCCCTGCACGAAGTCCAGTTCGATCATGGACTTGTTCATGCGGGTGTCGTGGTAAATCGGGTACGCGCCACCCTCGGGCGTTTCGAGGAAGAACCACCCACACATCTGGCTGTTCTTGTGGACATGCACGGCGGTGCCGCCGCCTCGATTGATCTCCTGCGCCCAAAGACCGGAGAGGTAGAAGTCGTACTTCTCGACCGCATACCCTTGACTCCGCAGCAGGTCTACAACTGACAGCAGAAGGTAGTCTGCCACTTCCCTGAAGGCAGGATCGTGCGCGAGATGGGCGGACTGAGACATCGGCCACTCGGGCTTGCGAACTTGATCCAAGTATTGGATGCATGTCGGCAGAACCTTCTCAGCCAAGTCGGGCCGCTCATCTCGATAGACGATAGCCGGGAAGTAGGCAAAGCCTTCCATCAAGCGTTGATGTGGGCTTCAATTGCGGCGGCGAAAGCCGTGATGTCAGCGGCGGAAACGTCACGAGCGTCCACAGGCTTGCTGCGGGCGTTCTCAAGCAGGGTTTCCTTAGCAAGCCGCACGGCTTCCAGTTTTGCCTGCTTGGCCTGCAACGCCATTTGGTTAGCGTGGCGGGCGTTCTCCAAATCCATCTGGAATTGTTGGTCAACAGTCATAGACATTTTTTGCTCCTATTAAGCGGCCATATTCTTCATGGCAATATTGCCGTACCACGTCGTGCCTCCATCCGGGGTGAAGAAAACCCAGATGTCAGTGGCGTTCGCCGTGGTTGTGCGAGACAGGGACGCTGCCCCGCCAGGGAATCGGAAAGAACCACCAGACCAAGCCACAGTTCTACCGGCTGTGCCGTCGTTCGTCAAGATCAACGTGAACGAAGACGAGCCCGTGGCGATTGGGTTGGAGAGTGTAAACGTGCAGTTGCCGGTCAGCGTGGCAGTGAAGACGTTGGCATTCCGCAGGTCAATGGTCGTGGCCGTCCCGGTGTTACCCAGGGCAGAAACCGTATCCGCGTAGGCTTTGGGTCGCACAAACCCTGCGGTAGTTACGGTTAGCAAAGGTGCTGTCGCAAGACTGCCGCCCGGAGACAGATACCAACTGTCAGAGTCGCTGTTACGAATACCCGCAGACCAAGAAGTAACCCCGGCAACCGTCCAAGTCAAAAAGGGATCGCCAGCAGTGCCACCGTTTACATAAATAAAGTTTTGCGCGTCACTATTTGCGGAAGTGCTGGTGTTTAACAACCGCGACTGGACTGTGGCTCCAGCACTCGAAATGGACACATCTAACTTTGATCCGTCGAACGACAGCGCACTCCCCGTGGTCAGCGCACTGGTAGACGAAGCGTACAGAACACCGTTTGCGGTGAAGGAAGTCAGACCTGTACCACCACCCGTGGTGGGCAATGTCCCGGTCGTCAGTGCAGACGACGATGTTGCATACATCGCGCCGTTTGCATTAAAAGAAGTCAGCCCCGTGCCGCCGTTCGTGGTGGCAAGCGTTCCCGCCAGGGTGACTGCGCCGGAAGTGGCGGAGTTGGGCGTGAAGCCCGTGGTGCCTGCGCTGAAGGTCGTCACGCCATCAGCCGTGCTAGACGCCACCTTCACATAGTCGCTGCCGTTCCAGGCAACGATGGCGCTTTCACCAGACACCATTGTCACGCCTGTCGTCGGGCCTGCCCCGACAATCTTCACAGACTGTGAAGTTGAGGTTGCGTTAATGATCAGGTACTGACGGCTAGACGCCGGAGCAGTGATCGTCAGCAGTCCCGCAGGGTTGCCCGTGCAGTTGATCACCGCATACTGGGCAGAGCCAGAAGAGCCTGAGCCAACCTGCGTCAGTGAAGTGCCGTTGGTAACCGTGAGCGTTACCGCCGTCTGGGAACCACTGATGGCCTGCGTGCCTGCGACAGAGGCATCTACATACCGAGTGATGTAGTCGTTGACCGTGTCACCCCAGGTGCCGGACAGTTCACCCGTGACCGGGAGGGCAAGGCCCAAAAGGGAGGTGTATGAGGTGGGCATCTAAGGCTCCTATGTCGTCGGCACGGGCGTCCACCCGGACGACTGCACGTTGTTGATATTCTGCCAATTTGCGGTCTGGGTGTCATCAATGATTTCCCAGAAATAGCGCACCGTCTGTGATTCGGTGATGGCAGCGGTTTCGGTACGGGATACCCCGTAGTTTGTGATGGCCGCGATCTGGGCGGCTATCGTCGCATTCTCGATTACAGACGCCACAAACGTGGTGGCGGCGTCTTCTGTGCTGCTGATGGCTGCGGTTTCCGTGACCGACAGCCCGGTGTAACTCGTAGCCGCAGATTCCGAAGTCGAAGTTGCTACCGTCTCGGTAACATTTTCACCGTAGAACAGGCCCGCCTGCTCATCGTCCGTAGCCGCAGCCGTCTCCGTGACACTCACCGCAAAGGTGGTGGCCACGCTCTGATCGTCAGTGATAGCCACGGAGTCAGAAGCACTGACTGCGTAATCAACGTTGACTGACTGGGTTTCGGTTGCAGCCGCCGTCTCGGTGACAGACGCCGTGTAGTCAACAAGCGCGTCTTGCGTCTCGGACGCTGCCGCCGTCTCCGTCACGGAGACATTCAGAATCAGCGTGGCGCTCTGAGTCTCGGAGATGGTGTCCGCACCACCCCAGGCAGAAACGCCCCAACCACCGCCGCCCCAAGCCACTTGCGTGACCAAGTTTTCCGTGACGGACACCGGGTAGACGGCGCCACCTGCGTTTGTCTCCGAGATGGCGGAGGATTCTGTGACCGACGCTGTGTAGTCAGTCGTGGCCGTCTGCGTCTCAGTCAGCGCCGCCGTTTCAGAAACGGTATCTGCGTAAACAAGGCTGACCGATTGATCTTCCGTAGCCGCCGCTGTTTCAGTAACGGAAACAGGGAAGGTGGCTGCGCCCGTCTGCGTTTCCGCAAGCGCAGCAGTTTCTGTGACGCTTCCGGTTAAGGTTGCATCAACAGACTGTGTTTCAGAAAGGGTGGCAGACTCAGAGACGGAATCACTGAAGGCGGTAACACCGCCCCAGCCTTTCTCGCTCCAAGCGCCGTCACCCCACCCAAAGGCCATGTCAGGTCAAGGTAGCGGTGTAGGTCACAGCGATGGTATCGCCGCTCACCACAGACTTAGAACTGGAGAAGTCACCTGCGGAGAACAGCGTTCCCGTGGTGTTGTCAATCGTGGCGCTACCACCAATGTTGATGAAGCAACCGGCGACCGTACCAGACGACGTGATGTTGAACGTCACAGCAGACGAAGTGGTCTTGCTGCCGCTCGATGCTGCGCTGAACGTCGGCGTCTTACGGTTGCCCGAGTAGGTCGGGGCATTAGCCAGACCAACTTCGTTCCACGTACCGTGCGAAGCCTGGGTGTCGCCCGCTGACGGAGTGCCGGTGCCCTTGAGGCCCATAACAACTGCGCCCGCAGCAGAGTTACCAAGAATCGTGTCCAACGTCAGGTTCTTGCCCACCGTCGTTACAAGGTTCTTGATGTCGTCTTCCCACTTGATGTTGCCATCTTTGTCGCGGCACACAGCATGGTATGTGCCGTGGATGCCCATCTCATCGGACGGCTGAGTGTTGTACGAGCATGCGGCCTCAACTTTGTCAACCGCAGTAATTTTGTCGATGGTCATAGCGACTCCTATGCAATGCGAATGATCGCGTTGGTGCTGTTAGCAGCCGGGAACTGCACCTCAAAGGACGTTACAGCGGTTTTGTCACCGCCAAAGTCCAACACACAAACGGTTGGGTTCCCGCCACCCACCTTGTAAATCAATGCCCCGCGACACGTGAATGCTGCCGGGTTCCACGTGACGTTACTGAAAGACAGATACGCCGTTGTGTTACTTGGGTCTGAGCCTGTCGTTGGGGCGACAGAAACTGTCAGAGCATTACCGCCGGTGGTGTAGCCCCCGCCAGCAGCGACTTCGCTTGCCGTCGTGTACGCAGACGTGGTCGGCCCAATACTGGCACCGCCCGTGTAGAGCGCCATCTTGAACGTGTCAGTGCTGAAGTTGAACTGGCCAGAGGCCAAGCCCACCTTGAACTGATTGGTCGCGCCTTGCTCGATGGGCATTACTTGACCCCGTTATTCTGCGGCAGCGGAGCCAGACGCGACTGACCACTGCGGTATGCATCGCTGCGCTCCAAACCATCACCCAGACGCTTGGCGAGTTGCAGGGCTTCCATGTACTTCTGGTTGTACAGCGCGAGCATGTCTTGCTCACCCTTCATGTAGGTGTAGGCTTCGACGAGCGAGCCGTACAGCAGCACCGTGTCAAAGTTATCACCCAACCAAGTCTGGCCGTTTGCAGCCACCGTGATTGACTCGGGGTAGTAGAAGTAGTGAAGCTCGATCTCGTACGACGCGTCAGGTGTGGGGCCAAGAATGAATGTCAGTTCATCCTCGTTGTCTGAACGTGGACCGAACAGTGCGTAGTACCGGGGGATCGCCTTATCGGTGTTCGGGTTCGGGTACGCCTGCCGAATGAAGTTCACGTCTTTATTCAGCAAGTACTCATACGACCCCGTGGCGTCAATTGCTGCCATCGAGTACACCGCCAAGAAGTCTGACGGGCACTGAAGGTACTTGTTGTTGGTCGTCGTAAACCCAGTGACGTTCTTGCGAAGCGAAGGGAACTGAACCGTGTTGTAGATGCGCTGCTCAGCTTGTTGGACGAAAACGGGTATCTGAGCAACGAAGTCGCTGCTCGGGTTTTCGGTATACGCCTGGATGGCGTTGCTGAGTTGCGTGTAGTTCACGCCATCGGTCCCCTGGCCATCGTGCCCTTGGTGGCGCAGCCAGTACCACGGATTTTGATACCCGAGGTCTTGGTCGGCTTGTACTCGTTGGAGTGCATGTTGGCCACGGACACGTCCATGCGCAGCGCCTTCTTGATGTCGTCAGCGCCAACAACGGGCGTCGGCACCGTCTTGGGAGTCTTGTAGGTTGCCATGTCAGACACCTTTCTGCTTGCGGCCAGGGTTCATCTGGTTGGCCACCTTGGCCAGACCGCGACCCATCTTCAGCATGTCACTGTTGGTCTTGCCACCAGCCCGCAGCTTGGTCAGCGGCTTGCCCGGGTGCATTGCCTTTTCGTGCTTGTGCACTGCCTTCTTTGCGTCCATTTTTCGCTCCTATGCCGTCACAACCGTGACTGTACCAATTTGAATCTGCAACACCAAGTAATTTGGTGTCAGCCCAGCATCGGGGCCACGCGAACCACCAACCGGGTTCCAGCCCCACTGGAAGTCCCGACTGCCTTCACTCGGGAAACCCACCGCATCCTGCGTGGTTGCCGTCGTGTCCACAATCTGCAGCCCCGTATTTCCTGACTGCACGTAACTCAGATCAGGACGCGGGTTGCGCAAGCCTTGCGGGTCATCAACCGGGTACATGCCCAACTGCAACTGCGGTTGGTCGGGGTCCCAGCAGACCGGGCAGACCAAGAGGTTGTAGGTCTTGGTCTTAACAACTTCCTTGCGCAGTTGCGTGAGCTTGAACCGAAAG